GCAATGATCCGAACAGTGCCAGCAGTTGCGCCAGCGTAAGGATCAACCGTCAGGTCGAGGCCAGACCACATGCCCATGATCATCATGGAGAAGTCACCAAACAGAGCATCGTTGTTAGCGAGCTGGTTGGAAACGATTACGGGGTAACCGTTGATCTGATCGTTTTCGTAAACGAACTGAGCAGTGTTAGCAGCCTTCTCGGTGCCTTTCAGTGCGCCACGGGCAGCAGCGTTGATGATGTAGCGGAGTGAGCCAGCATCAGCGTTCGCACTTGCAACATCGGTTTCCATGCCGATGTACTCGATGAACGTCCCGAAGGTACTGATGGTCTGTGAACCAATGCCGGTGGTATTGGTCAGACCCAAAGGCTGGTTAGATGAGCCAGTGCCGTAGATGGCAGCGCGATCAATCTCAAGTGCAATTACTCGAGCCAGGTCGTTGCGAACCATTGACTCAACGCTGATGTCTGACTGGAGAAGCAGACGACGTGAGTAATCAACAAAAGCACCAACTGTCTTGGGGCTCATGTTGACCTGATCCACAGAAGGCTGTGACTCAGAAGGTGATGCAGACTCGCCAACCCAGTAAGCAGTGCTTGCTGCGGACTGACGTGGGATCGAAATGTTGCCTGACAATCCGGTCAGCGTGGTTACGCCAGCCTGAGCAATTGCAAGACGGTTGCGGAGCAGGTCGATGAACGAACCTGAAAGCAGGACATCGTCAACAAGGTTGCCGCCAGCAGTTGCTGTGCCAACATTCATGTCGCGACGTAGAACCTCGTTAGGCACCACGATGCCGTTAGAAGAGCGCTCGTACTGCTTGGCAGCAGCTTCGCCTACTTCAATCTCAAACTCAGCTTCACGACGAGCTGAAGCATCGTTTTGGTTCGCTAGATAATTTAAAGCGCGAACGAAACTGAAGTTTTTAACTTCGGCTTGAGAAAGACCAATGTCGTTAGATGTGACATCGGTGGAGCGAATTGGCTGTTCCACTTGAGAAGTTCCGATTTTTTCTAGGAATGCAGCACGCGCTTCATCGAGAGAGTTGTCTCCATCAATGAGCTGACGCGCTAGGTCACCCATGCTGTGCTGGGATCCCAGGGCTGAAATTGAAGCGACACGGTCCTTTTCGGCCTTTTTGGCCTCCGACCGGATCACCTCCAGGTTTGGAGTTTGTTCTTCCATAACAGGAGTGGGAGTTGGTGCGGTTAGGACCGCTGAACGATTTTCCTGTTCTACAACAGGATCTTCATTAGCAATAGTAGTAGCTTTAGGTTGTGAGGTTTCAGGCATAGATGATTCCTTGGAAAGAAGAGAGCGTCCAATACCAATTGTGGGGTCTGCTGGGATTGAGACAAGGCTCAATTCGTGCACACTCCATCGAGTAGCAACAATTCCATCCTCTCTTTGCTCAGCATCATCAATTGAATAGCCAAACGAAATACCGCGAAGGATGCCGTCTTTAACGTCATCTAAGTACTGTTTGGCAAAATCAGAGCGTGAAAAGCGGATTTTTGCATAAGCACGCTTGTTCTCATCGTCTAGATAAGCCCGCTCAACAACACCAAGAACTTTGTCTGGATCATGATTGAAAAGGAACGGAGCGCCATCGTTTAGACGCATGAAATCAGGTGCGCCATCTTCATGACTGAGCACTTCGTTGCCGAAATACCGTTTTACCGGATATTCCGAACTGAAAGGAAACTCAAAAGTCCGCTCATCCAAATTACGGATTTCAGATGTTTCGGCACGCTGCATTAGCTCGCCAATCATCTCTCGAGTTGCTTCTAAAGCAGGCTCAAACTCACGAATTGGATCGATCTTGGTGAGTGTGCTGAAGCGATGGCCCACTCGAACATCAGTCTTCTCTCCGTCTCGGTAAAGACAGATCAATGCAGCAGGATCTTCTGCAGTGCCATTAACTGTGAAATCAGAGTCAGGAACATCGATGCTTCCATCGCGCTCAATCTCCTCAATCAATCCGTTTGCACGACCACCAGAGCTGTTCCAGGAAACATAATCTCCCACTTTCAGCTCATCTGGCGCAGCTCGTTGAGTGTCAGGTTCCATAGCTTTGGTGGTGATGGTGTCTTCGGATTGGGATGTTTTGCTCCCATTATGCCCATTTTCATGAGCACGCTCTCTGGCCTTCTTTATTCTCTCAGCGCGAGCGTCTGACCATGACTTGCCTGGATCTCCGCCCCACGCTGCCCATGCAACACGACCATTGCTTGGATATCCATCTTCTCCAGGGCTATATCCCTGTCCTTGCTTATCAACTAAATGCCTCGCAAACCAAGCTGACATCGTGACAACAGTGTCAGCCGACAGCTCATTGCCGCTAAGTATCTGAGTGGCTCTGGTTCGAGCAACATCAGTGCCGCCACCTTCTCCGTCAGATTTCCAATCGCGGTAACGCTGAGCCTCTGTCCTCATGCCTTCATTAGGCATAAGGTCAATTTCAACTCCGTTTACGTTTGCCATTACCGCGCTTACGTGTGGGCTCTACTGATTCAAGCAAGTCAAGCTGCACAGTTTCGTCTGTTAGGTCAAGATCCTTGTCCAAGCGGATCCCAGCATCTGAAGCAAGCTCTTGCTCTCGCGCTAATTCATTGACGTTGTCGTCATAATCACCGCCCGAATAAGAAATGATCTGAGCCTTAGTCATGTATCCAGCCTGCTCCGCTTCGCGATAAGCCCTTACTTCTTTCAGTGGATCAACCCAGCTCCAACCACGAGACATCCACCGTGGACGGTCGTAACGCTCAGGCCGCAGCTCATAATCTGCAAACTGAAGCTCTCCAGCCAAAACTGCAAGATTCAACCACTCGCGATAGACACGCATGTGGAATGTATCAACTAGATACTTCTGCACCACACGCCAATGCTCACGGTCCTCAAGCAAGCTCAAACGGCTGCTGCTGTAGTTGGTATCGCTGAAATCACGAGACAAAGTCTCATAAGAACAACCAAAGCCTGACGCAAAACGCCTGACCTTGTTTTTGACAAACATCTCGAACTGTTGATCTGGTGAATCAATCGCAGGGACGTTCACCGTCTCACCAGGAGACAAATACTTGAATGTGCCTGGCTCGAACTCACTAATGCGCTGGTTGTTTTCAACATCATCAGCAATCAGCTCACCTTCGTTATTGGTGATGAAGCCCATGATGCTTGCACCAGCACGAGCCCGAATCACCGCAGCTTCTTCGTACCCCTGCAACTGATGGGCATCCGCCATCACGCTATGGAACCAAGGAACTCCTCTGTTCTGACCAGGGCGATCCGGCATAAACAGATGAATCACATCATCTGCAGGAAGGAAGACGTGCTTCCTGTTTGGATCTGGCGTTCCTTGGAACCAAGTATCCCCAGGATGGCGCGTCAAAATTGCATAACGAACAGGACGACCCCATTCGTTGACCTCTACGCCATTGCGCCATTCATTCTTCTTGGCAAGCGTTCCTCCTTGGTATGCCTCATCTAAAAGGTCGCTTTCAAGCATCTGCAGTGCCAAAGGCACCTTTGAATTGCCAAATGGCTGCCTAAGAATGCGAAAAAGAGCTTCCCCTGATTCACACATCGCCCCAACAGCAAGCCACTCAAAATCGTGGAAGCTATAGCGACCAGCACAATCGCAATGAACAGCACGACTCCAAACTTCCCATTTGGACTCGATCTCCTTATTGACCTTGGTGTCTCGCTTAGCGCCTCTTTGCTGCAGCACTTGCGATTGCAGCTTGACCCCAGTGCCAATCACATTGATTTGTGTCGTGCGCTTTGCTTGCCTTGCGTACGGATTATTCCGCACCATTTCGCGTGAACGATCACGCAGCTTTCGCAGGTTCGTTCTGATCTCAGCGTCAGCACTGGCCTGAGTTGACATCCAGTCCGATGTCAGTCTCGAAACCATCGCGCCGTTATATGCACGACGAGAAATTGAAGCCGGATTTGGCTTGCCAAACCCCAAGAAACCCATGACGCGAGTGCGAATACTCATGATCAGTTGAACCTCACGAACATGTTGCGTGGATTGCCAAGGCCGTTGGCCATAAGCTCAGCCTGCTCTTCTCGTTTGACTTCCGCCTTATATCGACCTTCTAGCTGAATGAGATCAGCTAAGTCGTACCTTTTCAAATTGCGATTGCCAATCTTGTATTCCTGTACCGCTCCACCTGCAATCAGAGTGCGAATCGCAAGCTGAATTGCTTCAAGATCTTGCTTGACCTGCGATCTGCCGTCATAAGCACCAGGCCCACTGGTGTAAGCAAGGTTGTCCTCAACAGTTATTGACCCATAGCCCAGAGTCAGTGTTTCCGATCCCTTGGTGGCAACTGCCTGCCAATACCAAGTCCCAGAGTCGAAATTTGCACTATCAGTAGCGGAAATCGTAAATTCCCAGCCCGTACCAAACGCGCTGCCAGTAGAAGTAAGGGCCTCGTTGCCCTTGTTAAATCTCAAGTAATACTTGAGAGTCCATTCATCACTTTTGACCTCATTGCCGAAAACATCCGTAGCGGAGTCATCTCTCCACTTAACGGTGTCACCAGCCCTAATCTCGCTTGGGATGTTCACGGGACTACCAGCTTTGGACGAAATTACGGCGTTTAAGCCGTTTTTGCTGCTTAGATCCTAGCTGAGCTGCCTGTTTAGGCTCATTACGCTTTTCAAACTGATCCCAGATACTTCTGCGATCAAATTTCTGATAAAGACGGTGTAATGCCGCATATGCGTAGACCATTTCATCCAATGCTTCGTTTGGACTTTGGCTTTTCTTGACCCAAACCCTTTCGGGGAATCCATTTCTATATCTCAATACCTGCCTTTCAGCTGTTAGCTCCGAAAAGTAATCAGGCCCAACCGTTGGATAAAAATGCAAATACCCAGGCCCTGGATCGTTGTGCTTCAACCTTCCAAACAACAATGACTTCACCCCATCGACGCCCACCGGGAATAATTGAGCGCCATTCTTCATCGCTCTGCCTTTGAAATTGATATCGACCTTGCTTGGCTTGCCCAATGGTGGCTTGCCCTTCTGGCCCATGCCCTTAATCGCAATCACTCCCATCGCTGCACGTTCTCGCGCATAGCCATACACCTCTTGGGTGTGATGACCACCAGAGTCAACGCAACAAACCTCAATATTCAGACTTCTGCCATCCTCCGTCTCATACGGGTTCTGCAGCACCTCGTCTAACTGGCCCCATACCTCCGGTCTTGACGGTGATCCATGCAAAACAACTCGATCAACCAGATAAGCCTCTTCATCCCTTGCCCA